GCATAACAGTTCTCTTGGGGCTCCCGCTCGCGGTTTTGGCCGCGGTTGGGGCGCTCTGCGTAGGCTTGATCAGCCTACGGGGGTCCACCCTCGTTTTATTACGGTCGAACGAGGTAAAACGACCTCTGATGGGTCCTCGTATGGTGGTGATACTAAATCACGCAACATACGAGGCCAGCCTTCGAGTGTAGATCTTATACGCCTTGGAATGGCGATAGGAAGAAAGAACTCGAATCGCTGGTAGTTCCGTCTGTAGCGACGTCGGAAGACTCGGGAGTTATACTCCTCCGCTAATTCCGGGTCACTCACAACTATGCAGGGGTAAGGCGAGCGAAGAGTTCCATATGGGACTTTCCCATATAGCTCTTCAACTCGTTGACGTACATAGTTGCTACATTCCGGGTAATCATTAGCAATTTGATTTGCAAATGACAACCAAGACATGTAGGCGGCACCATCAGTCTTACGTCCGCTCCATGGAGTCTTCAGTCGAATCGGCGTGACCTGAGTACCTGCAAAGGCATCCATTCCACATGATTCTCTAAAGGGACCACGGACACAGCACTTAGAACGATTTACCAGTAAGGCAAATCGTTCTAAGGACTGAACACTAAGCTCATACCAGTTTGTTGGAACGATAATATCGTCGCCATAAACATATATGAGCTTTGCCACATCTCGCTGTCTTAATCTTAGATGGCGACTGATAGCAGCAACGAGCAGAACCCAGAATATATAAGCTTCTACGGGAAAGCAAAGAGCTGAACCCATAGGAGCGAACTTCTGGAATTCTACGATTCTCCCATCCGGGAGCAACGTTGATGTCGTACGAGCTGCAAGTAGAGCTTTCAGAAGAGACTTGTTCTTTGAGAACACTCTCTCTACTAACTCTACTGAAACCCGATCTGACGCATCTTTCAAATCAATAGTTGCATAAGCATCTGTTGGTAAAGTTAGATGGTCGTCAAGATCCATGTCAGAACTTGATATAAAATCTCGTTGAGATAGGGTTGACGATCGCAGAGCAATGCTCCTGTTGATTGATTGATCCGTGAAGTTTACATGACCCATCGTCCAGCTATTACGCTCTAGATGGGACACCAACTTCCGACCTAGCCCTTGCTGAATCCACTGGTATTCCAGAGGTTCGCAAGAAATAAGTCGCGGACCACGAGAATCTTTTGGAACTAATACGACCTTAGCGCGACCTCGATCAAGTCGTTCTAAAGACTTATACCATTCCAATCGATCTATCAGTTCTGAGCCACCGCCTACTATGAAATAATCATAGTAGGGAAACTGCTGATGTATTCCATCGTAGAGTCTGGAAAACTTCCATTTCTCTTCGAGGCGTTCACCAGTAGCGACAGCTCCTGGACCGTGCCTTGGCGTGATTTCCTTAGGATTAAACCCAAAGAAAACACTCTTAGTGATATGAGACGAAACCTCAAGAATTTCTTGAGAGTCTCTATCAAGAGAAAGTTTAAGATTCAAATCAGTTTCGACAAAATTGTCTAAAACTAGACGATTCTGTTTATCACTGAAAGGAATCTCAAGCTTGTACAAGGCAAAGAGAACCTGACGGCAGTGTTTAACTACTGCAGGATCTACTTTTTCCAGGAGGATACCATCTGCATCAAAGATGCAATTGAAATACCCCTGCATAAAAGCAGGGATATTACGACTTCCGTGAGAGCGTTTAAACTCTAACGGGAGCGAGAATTGCATAGATGCCAAACCCAAATCAAGAGCTTTACCCAATTTGGGCAAAGTCTTGGTAAGGAAAGACAAACCCTCAGACAGAGTTCGGGACTTAAGTGTCTCAATATCTTTCTGAAGGGACTTTGATGCGATACCAAGTGGATCGCGGCGGAGTAAATGCTCCGAGAGGTCGAGATAAATCTCGACTTGGCTTTTCGAAGGTTCCATAATGGAGTCCTTTCCAAGGCCAAGTAGTCCGTCTTAGTATGTTTGAGCATGCGATTATACTCCTTGGATAAAAACCCAAAGAATATAGCAAAGCTCAAGTAAGAGTAGAAGCTCAAGAACGGTTTTTAAGTTATAGATGATTCCCATCACTATAACTCTTAAACTTAACCAGTTCATGGTTAAGATTCGTTTCTGAGCAGTTGTGTTAGAGCTGTAGTTCCTGCAAAGCCTGATGCTGTCCAGCCGCCGTCGGTAATCAAATCGACGAGGTAACCGCACAGATCAAGGATCTCTGTAGAAGAAAATACAGTCGACTGCGGAACAGCCATTGTGAAATTCACAATGGCAGTTCGAGCAATGCCATTTGAATCGAGTTCAGTTCGAGAGAGCTGAACAAGATGCCGATCGACAGCGTTTTGTCCAACACCAGACTTCGAATGCTTGATAACAAGCGTTTGAGGTGTGGCAAGCGACGAAGCAGTGTCGATACGGCGGGCACCAGAAGTATCTCGTCCTTGAAGGGCGAAAGTAGCTTCTGTACCCGTGGCATTATCTAACGTAAGGGTGTCTGACAAAGACATTCTTGACTCCTCTTTGTTGAGCTGCTTAGCCAAGTTGATGAAGCATGGCAAGCAGTAATGACAGCTGAGACGTTGAGAGTTCGTCTGGGTTCAGCAGTTCCCAGGCGAAAGAAAGTCCAACATTTCTTTCGTATATTTGTTGTCGCACTTCATACGTAGCGAACTTAACAGTATCGCTAGGTGAACGATATTGCGACGTTTGGAAAACTTCATAGACAATATCATACGTAAAGCTGTATGTCATATTATTGACATTCCAGCCCACCGCAGGATTGAGTCTAGTGAGGTGATCCAAATGCTGAGAGATATTGAAAAACCAATCCACAAGAAAGCTCAAAGGAATTGTATTCCAAAAAGCTTTCACAGGATTGTTCAATCCCAAAGCACCAAATAGCGTCCTCATAAAGCCTACTAAATCGTGAACATAATCCAACACCTGGTAAATCCAGCATGTTGATCGAAAGATTATATTCGCGCTTTTAAGGCTAAAGCCAGTAGTGTACAAGTCGTACAATCCAAAATGTACCTTCCAATGTATATCCCTATCAAGGATATAATTGGAATTAACATGTCTGGAGAATCCGAGTCTTGTAGGAACTCCATATGTTCTATGGAAATACTCCATACGAGCAATAGTGCTCTTAAAGAGCGTTCCTAGGGTACCTAAGTCAGCTAGGAGGTTGTCCCAACCAAACTTTTTGTTTAGATACCCACCACTAATGGTTTTCGTGATAGATTCACCAAGTTGAGGGAGTAAATCCTTCAACTGAGTGAATCCCTGTACAAACTCTCCGAAAGAGAGAGATTGCGGGAATACATCTGAAAAGTAATTAAATGCTTGTTCAGTGTAGTTATCACGAACACTTGTGGGGACACGAAGACCAAGATTCGTTAATATGTCAGGCTCATAACCACTGATGTCGTTAAAAAACAACACCGGTAAGATGCTTCGCTGCCCACTCTCAAAATGGACAGAACCAGTATCTGTGGAAAAATCCTGCATATATCCGACGTGCGAGTAGTCAGTTGTTATTTGATAACAATTGCCAGAAGGAAACCTTCCCTTACGCCAATACGGATCTCTATGACCAATTGTCTCATCTGCTATAAAGCAAACTGACGGATAGGACGTAGAAGGCCCGCGATAGGTGTAATGCACGCCGTCGGAACCCAGCCCATAATAATCGGCGAACTCAATATTGAGATCGTCATAATTATGACGGACTCGGTCAAACGGATCGGTCAAATGTAGACCTCCTTTGCCGCACAAGTAATCAACTTGTACCGCATAAAAGGAAGAC